AACCACTTTTCTAACCCTGGAAAGTTGACGCACAACGCCTTGATCGCCTGCGCTGGTGTTGCTACATCAAACTCAAACCGGCATTGACCAAGCCGTTTACGCAAAGCGCCATAGACCTTAACGACTTTCATGCCTCAAGGCGCAGGCAGTGCTCTTCCCATAGTAACCGCCATAGACATCACGGCTAGACAGCCTGCCCTGCACATGATGCAGCACCTGCTGATCCCCCAAGTAGATCGCTGCATGGTTCGGCAACGGTGAAACCAGATTCATCAAAATCAAGTCACCGCGCTGCACCTTCTCAAGCGGGATCTTGCTAAACCCCTCCGCAGCAAAATTATCCATATACAAGTTCTCGCCACGATCCCAGAACTTGTCCCGGCGGTCATAGTCACGCAGCCGAATGCCGTACTCTCTTGCGTACCAGTCACGGACAAGCGTGTAGCAGTCCACCACGCCAAACACAAACTCACGTCCTACATACGGCAGCTCAAAGCCAGCTGGCTCGCAGTAGCCCCAGCCTTCAGTGTTTGGATTGACGATGAACCACGGCAGTTCTGACTTCTCGCACGCAACGCGGTCAGCTGTTGATGGCTCAGGGTTGGTCTTTGGATGGCTGTGGACAATGGCGATCACTTCGCCTTGATCCTCTACATCGTTCCAGCCGCTAAGAACAAAGTGCTCGTCTGGTGTTTCGGCAATGTTCTGGCACGGAAAATACCTGCGCCGTCCTTTGACAACAGCAACCAAACCGCAGCACTCGCGTGGTGTTTCAGCTTTGGCGTGCTCCAGAATCTCAGCCTTCATGGCTGGCGACAGACGCATCACTTGGTCAAACCCGCTCCAGGAAATGAGCCAAACGGTAGTTCAGCGGTTTCACCAAACCGCAGCTTGCAGCTGGCAACCCGCTTGCCGCAAACATCCTGCGCCTCAGTGCTGACCTCGTTGCCGTTTACATCGTAGTAATCAGTGCCGGTGTAGCTGCATTCACTGCTGCGGTACTTCCACTGGCAGATGTTGGCGATGATCTGACGTTTAGGAATTTTCTGACCAGCCAAGTCAAACTTGCTTGCCAGCTCGAACGTCACGCTGTCCCGTGTTTCGCTTGACTTGCGGTCAATAAACCAGCGTTCATCAGGGAAGCGAGCATTTGGATCAGCCGTTGCGTTAGTCACAACAACGTTGAACTCAAAATTGTCACCGCTCTGTGTGACCAAAGAATCGCCGCCTTGTGTGATGGCAAGCTTGTTCGATCCAAAGTTGTCGCTGTCTAGATACTTGGCAAGCGTGCGGATGCGTCTAACTTCCGCTCCACCAAGGTCATTGCCTGCGGTTGTTGCATTGACCAGCAACAACAATGCCGTGATGGTGCTGCTGAGGTTGCTGACAGTCAGCGTTGGTCGGGGCAGCGTGCCGGTGTTCGTGTACTCAAAACCATCAGCCTTGATCGGAACACGGGAATACGTCTGTGAGTCAAAAACGATGTTGCTCTCGCCAAACTCGTTGGTGCCAGCGTGGAAGTAATAAATGTCGTTGCTGCCGTGCAACGCTGAATCCAGCCTCAGCTGAAACAGCTCAATGATTGCACTGGGGTTGGAGATCGCAAGATCGCCGTACGTTGCTGAAATCGCAGTCCAGACACACGTCCCATCCGTAACGGTGTCGCCAGCAGAGTTGGGCCACTCGGGTTCTGAGCTTGCTGACGTACCAGCAGTCGTACAACGAAAAAACAGGCCGGTACCTTCATCGCCGGTAGATCGACGAATGTCACCGACAGAAAACGCGGTACTAGCGTTCCAATTCGCTACTGCCATTACGGTTCAAAAACTTGGCGGAACGTTGCTTGGATTGTGGCGCGGTTCAAGTACGGAATCGACTTGCTCCACGTCTCACAGACAAACTTGGCACCAGCTGACTCGCCAGGTGGGGTGAAGTCAAAAGCAGCGTTGTCATCCGCACGAGCATCCAAAAATGTTTCGATGGTGTCGGCGTCAGTCTCTGACACCTCAAACGTCAGGTTGTAAACCTTGGGATTTTGATTCAGGCCAAAGCTCAGACGTTTTTCAAATCCGTCTCCGAAGCGCACCGTTCTGACGTTTGGTGCGCTGCGCTTTTGAACGCCGTAGGTCGGCGTGATTGACGGGAAAGTAGCCATCAGCTTGCGAGGAGACCGCCAGGACGTTTTTGCTTCACCAGTTCTTGCTGCACAGCGATGCCGATTGCCTTGCCAAGTTGCGAAGCCTGATCAGCGTTGCCCTCAACAGATGAACCAGAAGCATCCACGTTTACGGTCACGTTAGCTCCGCCCATTGCATGGTTCGGAGTGATGCCCCCAGAGACCCCAGGAGTAAACACTTCCGGGCCTCTTTCCCCAACGATGTAAGACCTGCCACCTGTAACAGGCCCTCCATTGGCTCTAAATATGTCACCGATTGCGCCGAAAAGGCCGCTGCCTTTGTTGCCACCAAAGCCAAAGCTTCCAAGCCCAGCACTCAAGAACTGACGAGCGGCTTGCTTCAAAACGCCACTCAAGGCTTCAGTGGCGCTCTTGGCCTCTAACAGGGAATCGACGATTGCAGTTTCAATCGTTTGCCCGATTTGCTCAAAAAGACGTTTTTGTTCAGCTGCCAACTGTGCTTGTTTGTCCATGGCATGAATTTGCCTTTCCGCATTGATCAGACGCTCTTCATCCGCAGGCAGCAAACCTTTGCGCTTAATCTCTTCAATAGCCTGATTCAAGGCAAATTCTTCTTCTGTCCCGGCTATTTGAGCTTTAAGTTTTCCAAGACGCTGGTCTTGATTTAAGGAAATTTTATCAGCTTCATTTAACTGGAAGGCGAGATGCTTACCTGCCATCTCGTCTAGCTCGTCTTGACGATCCATCTCAAGAGTTATTAACTTATTAAGTTCTAAAAACTCACGCAGAGCGATTGCTTCTTCTTTACGCAGCTGCGCTGCTGATTTTTTTGTCGGTTGAGGCGTAGGCGTTTTAGAGTCACGTCGCCCAGGCGCTGCAAACATTCCAAGACGTTTTTGCATTAACTCGATTAATACTTCATCTCGATCTCTACCTCCAACTTCGCCAACTAGCTTGGCAAGATCTTGCATTCCAGCGAGACCTCTACCCTCGGGTCCGGTCCCTTCAAAAAGTGCTCTTGCTGCAAAAGGTGAAGGCAATTTGCCTTCTCTAATTCTTTTTTCCGCAAATCCTTTGGGATCACGAAGTTCTTCAAGAGTCAACGCGCTAATTCCTTCGCGTGCTAATGACAAAGTGCCTCCAACACCTGCCCCAATAAATCGGAAAAGGGGGCCAAGATCCTCAATGATGCCAGCCAGCTCTCTAAAAGATCTGGCCATTTCAGGAATGATGTCTTGAGTCAATGCCACCTGAACTTCTTCGGCTGCATTTTGAAAGTCCTTGATTGAAGCTGCCGGACCTTTCAATGCTTCAGTCAACTGGTCTGCACCGTCTCGCTCTACACGTCCAAGCGCAGCAATAACGATTTCACTGGTGATCTCTCCTTCTTCCCCAAGCTTTTTAAGAGCGCCAACAGCAACGCCCATTTCCAAAGCGATCGCCTGAGCAATCAAAGGAGCCTGCTCAAGGATTGAGTTGAGTTCTTGCCCTCTCAACACGCCACTACCAAGAGCTTGACTCAACTGCAGGAATGCACCAGCCGACTCAGACGCAGTTGCACCAGCAAGAATCGTGGCAGTGTTGAAGCCAGCAAATGCGGTTTCAATCGTTGCCATTGACAGGCCCATGGGGCGCAGTCGCGCAATCAAACGCGAAAGTTGAACGTTCGCTTCCGTTTGGCTGAGATTGAATTTATCGGCAGCACGTTGCGCTGCCTCTTGTGCTTGAGCTGTTTCACCAAACCTTTCCGTTAACAAGCGCAAACGGCGTTCTGACTCATCTCTCCTAATGCCAGCCTGCAAGGTTGCCTGAGCTGCACGGGCTGCACCAAAAGCAACAGCAAGCTTGCCAAGGCCAGAAGCAAGACCACCAAACCCTCCTTTAGCTTTATCAGTTTCTACGTTTGCTGATCTCAGCCTCTGTTCATATTGAGCGATTTCAGCACCAAGCTTGTTGTATAAAGTGCCGTTAAATTTGACCCTTACTTGCAAGTCACGCAACGCTTTAATTTGCGAGCGCATTGCTTGCTCGCTATTTCTGACCTTGGCTGCTAAGACTCCCTGAACTTGAGACAGTTTGGGCAGGCTTTGTTGTGTAGCCTCGACGCTGGCTTTTACTCCCCTAGACGCTTCTGTAACTTTCCTAAGAACGTCTTGTGTCTTTTCAAGGGTTTGATTTGTTTTTTTTGCTGCCTGATCAACTGCACGAAAAGCTTTCAGGGGCTGTGAAAACCTGACGATCAGGTCAACTGTCGAGGATTGATTCACAGCAGGCCCTCCAGTCTCCTAATACTACCGCCGTCTGTGCTTGGCGCGATCCATTGCTCTCTCCTCTTCCTCACGCTTGATCTCGTAATACGCAGCAAAATGCACAAGCTCCGCATCGGTCAACTCCGTGCGAAGCCTGCTCACAGTCATTCCCAACTCGCAGGCCAGGTGAAACTCAAACAGAGTCCACTTGTCCTGCTTCAGTCGTTTTTTGCCTCTTCCATGTCGGTGTCTTCACCGATGCCAAACAAGAACAGCTCGATCTCGTTTAACACGCTCTCAGGTAACTGGCGCTGCAGCCTGGCTGCATCAGCAGCCGCAAAGGCTTTGTTGCCATCCTCAAGCTCAGCCATCTGACACAGCATCTGCGTGCTGATGTCCAATGCTTCTTCAGTCCCAGCAAGGCTCTGAGCTTTCTTGCGGTCTGCCAGTGATTGGCTTGAAGAACAAGTCAACAACCTTTTCACCGGCCGCGTTCTTCAATTCAAACTTCCGACGCTGGTTGAGGTCAAAAGCCCCAACCAGCAAATCAACGGTTCGATTAGATGCAGGCATTTAAGCAACAGTTTTGCCGCTTAAACTATAGCCTCATCACTCAAGGTTGCCGGCGATAGCACCACTCGTGATGAAATTGCAAGTTACGATGTCAATCTCGCCAACAGTGGAAGTAATTTCCATGTCGGTGATGATTCCGGTGAAACTCACGCTGTCAGAACCAGTAGTGGTGCCAGTCGTGAACAGCTCGAAAGAAGCGTCTGCAGTATCTGCGGTCGTCAGAACGTCTTCAATAAAAGCAGCTTGGCCGGTGGCGTCAGGGTCATAGACCAGTTCAACAGTGCCGGAGCCGCTGATCATGCTGCCAACGAAGCTGCGGAAGGTGTCGCCATGCTTAGAGACATCCAAAGTTTCCTTGGTGGTTGAAAGGCTCCAGCTGCGGGTGCCAACGATGGTGGCGTTGCTCGAGCCAGCGGCGTCAAATTGGACTGCGCCTTGTTCTCCGCGAAGGACGGCCATGGTCAGAGTTCCTCGATGGATTCAAAGGTCACACGGACGTGAGTTTGATAGTAGCCCTCGGGAGCTGGTGAAGCCAGTACCTCTGGAC